GGATGGAAGACAAGAGCGTGGATGCCGTAATTACTGATCCTCGATGGATGGATTATGGAGAAAGCCATTGGAATCATGAGCGCCCAAACAAAGAATACTTTGACGAAATTCTACGAATAGGCAGGCAGGTCGTTATCTTGGGCGGCAACTACTTCACCGATTACCTGCCCCCAATGATGCAAAGGCCTATTTTGGACAATGGGCAAAGAAACTTTAGCTTAGCCGATTCAGTATCTCTAATCAAGTTGTGCTTGGAGCAAATCTATTTTACAGGTGACACCATTTTTGATCCATTTATGGGGTCGGCTACTATCGGAGTAGCGTGTGTGCAGACTGGCAGAAAATTCATCGGGGTGGAAATTGATGAAGAATATTTTAATATCGCCATCAAGCGTATAAAAGATGCACAGCAGCAAATGAGATTACCAATATGATTACCCAGTCCGTCATTGACCGCCTGTATCGTGAGCAGAAAGGCACTTGTCAATTCTGCCATAGATCAATACCGCCGTATCACTGCCATCATGCGGTGTACGGTCGAGATAAACGATTCTCAAAGTTTCTGGATATGCCGGAGAATCTAGTGCTTACATGCCCCGCGTGTCATGTGCAGCACGGCATGCTATCAAACTTATTTATGCGCTCTTGTATCTGGAACGAGAAAATAGATCGTGGCTATGATATGAAAAAATGGCACGATAGCATTCCTATGCGCGCAAAAGATCATTTTGATTATGTTCCGAAAGAAAAAAGAAATGGTTGACAACCGCGCTAAATTCGTTTACACTATGAGCATGGCAGAAAATACGCGTGCTTATTTTTTAGACAATAGAGCAGGACTGATTAGAGCGCGCTGTATTTCTGCCAAGATTACGCCGTCTAAAAACTAATCAGTCCTGTTGTATTTAAGAGGTAAACATGACAGAAAGAAAAGCTATATCCAAGAAAATACGTTTTGAGGTATTTAAGCGAGATAGATTTACTTGCCAATATTGCGGAAGATCGGCACCAGATATAATCTTAAACATAGACCATATTTTGCCAGTATCAAAGGGCGGTGAAAACGATATTACCAATTTAATCACATCTTGCTTTGACTGCAATTCTGGAAAAAAAGACCGTCTGTTATCTGATAGCGAAACAATAAAAAGACAAAAAGCCCAGCTTGATGAATTGCAAGAAAGACGCGATCAATTAAAAATGATGATGCAGTGGAATAGAGAATTGTTAAATATTGAAAAGGAATATTTAAATGAGGCTAATATTTTTTGGGGAGAGCTTGTTTCTCCATATTATTTAACGGAACACGGGGAAAAGGAATTACAAAAGCTCATTGATAAATTCGGATTATCAGAAGTCCTTGAGTGTATGAGGATTTCCACTTCGCAGTATTTAGAATGTGATGATAATAACAAATTTACACAGGAAAGCGTCAACAAATCTTTTGAATATATTTCAAAAATAGCCACATTTAGAAAGCTATCATTAAATAAACCATATATCCGTGATCTATATTATATTAGGGGCATATTAAGAAAGCGCATGAATTACGTAAATAATTGGCAATCAATCCAAATACTTGAAAAAGCATATAAAAATGGCATTGATATTGATAGATTAAAATCTATTGCTATTGAATCGCCATCATATTCAAGATGGCGTGATTACATGGAATACGAAATTGAAATTGCGGAGGATCAATGTCAAAACGAAGCATAGATAGCAAAATAAGAAAGTCATACTCGTTTTCACGACTTACCTTCAGGCAGCGTGATTTGTGGCACGGACTAATTGAATCAGTCGATGATCAAGGACGTATGCCAGCAGATTTTAATTTTGTTATTTCGCAAGTATGGCCTTATGGTGGCGTGTCAGCAGATGAACTAAAAAATGATTTACAGGTTCTCATTGACAATGAAATGATTTTTTATTATGAAAAAAAAGATGGATCATTTATCCAGATCATAAACTGGTGGAAATACCAATCTTCCAGCTGGATGGGAAAATCTGATTACCCCGCCCCAGATGGATGGAGTGATCGTGCACGTTATCACGGAAAGGGAAACAAGATTATCGAGGAAAATTGGGGTAAACAAGGCGGATTTGTTCGACTACCGGCAAGCAAGCTAGCTTGCCAACAGTCGAACGAAGGTGAAGTTAATGGTGAAGTTAATGGTGAAGTTAATGGTGAAGTTAACTTAAGCGCGGAAAAAACCGCGGAAGCTGATCCATCATACGAGGATTGCACACCTGATGGTGAATCTATTCCTGAAAAGAAAAAGAAAAAACCGAAAGACGAGCGTAGCATGTCACCGGCTATTGTATCTTTTCGCCGATTAACGGGATTGTATCCGCCAAAAGTGAATTACGAACAGGTGATTAGCGTGCTTGGAGATCAACCAGATGAAGCGAGGATGAAACGTTGTTATCAGGATTGGTGCGGGCGTGGATTTAAACCAACAAACATAAATTGGTTGCTGGATTGGTACGTCAATGGCATACCGGTGAGAGGAAAATCAACATACGAAAAAGTGGATAATTCTGTTGAATTCAGAGCAGATGAATTTTTAGCGGAGAAAAAATAATGGATGCAATTTATTCGCCAGAAGCAGAGATGGCATTGATCGGGTCGATAATAATAAATCCGGAATTATTTAAATCCATTGATATTCAGGCTGGAGATTTTTATATTTCCACGCACCGTGAAATATGGAGTGCATTCCAGTCTCTGACATCCGAAGAAATGAATATTGATTTATTGACTATAGCTCAAAAACTAAATAAGAAAATTGATCTGGTTAAATTTGTAATTGATGTTCCAACCAGTTTAAACGCTGAATATTATGCAGAAATTATTCGCGAGAACTCACGCCGGCGAGCATTGGTTGCTCTGGCTGGAGAAATGGCAAAATGTGCTTACAATAAAAATTCTGATTTAGACACAGAAATACCGTCATTTATGACACAACTCATATCCAAAGCAGTTAAACATAATGGAGCAGAACACATTGCTAAAGCGCTATCAAAATTATTTTCCGAAGTGCAAGAAATGTCATCTCATCCTCGCGAAATTTGGGGGATCCCGACCGGATTATATGATTATGACATATTGACCGGCGGACAACATGAGGGAGAATTAACATTGTTATCTGGAAAACCAGGATTAGGAAAAAGCATTTTAATCATGCAAATGGCGATGGGAATGGCAAAAAGTCAACCTGGTGCAATTTATGAAATGGAAATGGGAGATACACAGGTTATCCGAAGAGAAGTATCTAATGTATCGCAAATTCAATCCAGAAAACTAAAAAGCGGAAAATTAAATCAGGATGATTGGAATAATTTTGTGAAAGCCATCGCGGAAATAGAGAAAATGCAAATTTATTTATCGGATAGCACCAACTGGACGACTGCAAGCTTGAGAGCAGATTTAGTTAGATTAAAAGAGCAACACAATATTAAATGGTTTGTGGTTGATTACATCCAACTTTTACGGGACCGCTACGGAAAAGATGATTCCGAACGCATTGGATTCATTTCAATCGCACTGAAAAACATTTGCAAAGATTTGCAGCTTAGTGGGTTAGTAATCAATTCGATGGTTAAATCGGAGATGGAATCATCAACACCTGGACTATCTGGAATGCGCGGAAGCGGGCAATTAGTTTATGACGCGGATGTGATAATATATTTGGTTGAGGATCAGGACAAGAATTTTGTGAAATTACATTTCTCGAAATTCAGGGAAGATACACCGGAAAGATTTATAAAACTGAAAAAGGATAAGGAATTTCCGATATTTAAAACGCTGTCAAAATCAAGCGACCGAAGTTACGGTCTACCATATAAGGATTAATGAATCAGGAGGAAAAATGAAAGAACCAACAGTAATGAATTGGTACAGCATTAGGGTAGTAAAAATTAGCGAGGTTGGGGAGGACTTCCGGAAATGGCTGGATGGACAGACGACCCCATTCGTGTACGAGTCCGAAAATCCAACGGATTGGGCATATTATGACGATTACCTGCGTTGGATAAATGGACTACCAGTAATTGATTAGGAGGAATGATGGATACGGGAAACGGAAATTTTGTTGAGTTGATTAAAAAAGAGAACTCTGGTTCCACTGCTGCGGAAAAGGCAAAAGAAGCAGTTAATTATTATGACGAATCCGGAGAAATAGAATGTGCTGGAAAAGATTATATTAGACTATGCCGTGCTCTGGTGGTGTCAATGGAAGAGATAGAAAGAGATCAATTAAAAAGCGGAAATTGGGATACACAAAATGGGATGCTGGAAGCTCTTGCTATTTTACGCAAACATTTGGAGGAGGAGAAATGAAAACCACAAAACTTAAGAAACAAACAATGCAAACTGAAGAGATCGTATGGCACAAATATCCAGAGATAATACCATCATTGCTTGAAGATCAGTATTTAGTTACTCATAGAAATGGAATGGTAGAAAGAGCATTTTATGAAACAGGAGAAACATTGGATGGAATGGAGTTCGCTTTTGTTACTAGCGTTGGAATTCCAATATATGAAGTTATCGCTTGGGCAGAGTTACCAAGAGGATGGGTAGGTGAATGAATGTATATCGTAACTATGTACAGATACGCCAATCGGGAAGCACATTCGTATGTATTAGGTGTCTGGAATGAGAAACGCATGGTGATGAAAGCTGCCGAAAAAGAAGAAGAGAATAGGGGTGGAAAATACATTGCTGAAATCGTAGAAGTGATTCCGGATCAGGTATTGGATGGTACGGAAAAAACCATTGTACTAAATCAAAAAGTTCCTATTGGCAGAGAATACAATTTTGGTCTTAGAGAGGTTTCTAATGAATGAAAAAAATAACATTATTTTAGAGATGTGGGATGAATTACTGTTTGATTTATCTGGAGACGAAGTCGATTGCTATGATGAATTTGACAAGGGATATTCTATGGCATCTCAAAAGGCGTTAGAAATTGTTAGAAGCTATTTTCCAGAGCTTAAATATTGAGAATAAAATGGAGAGAATAATGACACAGAATTATAATAGTCCATATTTATGCAAAAAATGCTATGAGGGGCGATATGTCAAAATATAATTCTCGCCATGTTACTATTGACAATATAACTTTTGACTCCATCCGCGAAAGCCAACGTTATGGCGAATTGAAGCTGATGGAGAAGGCTGGAGAAATACGTAGTCTTGAGATACATCCTGTACTTGTTTTACAACGTGCATTTGTCTATCGCGGAAAAAAGATCGGAGCCATCACCTATGAAGCAGATTTTAGATACTTTAGCAATATTTATGGAGTGTTTGTTTACGAAGATTTAAAAGGCTACGAGACCCAGGCATTCCGACTAAAGTGGAAAATGTTATTACACAAATTCAGAAATTCATTAATTGAATTCAGGATAGTGAGGTAGTAAACTGCCATGAGAATCAAAGAAAATCGATTGGAGGAAAATGTACAAACCATCGAAGAATAACAAATTGTGCGTGGAAGCTATTAATGACGCATACGAAAAGTTGCCATTTGAGGAGCAAGTAATTATTGATAAACTTACTGCTGGACTAAAAAAGCACATTGATAGTAAAGCCGGAGCAGATCATAAAATGGCTACCGAAGCGTCTTTGCTGGAGTTAGTAGGAAAAGTCGGAATTTATTTAGTACTGAATGAGAAAGGAAAAGAATGAAATGGATAGATTAAAACCATGCCCTTATTGTGGGGTAGAACTATCTGGAACAAAAGATCTGTTCACAAATGGAACGAGTTGGCGTTGTCCTAATGGTTGCATTGAAAAAATGAAACAACCAATGCCAGATGAGGAATTTTATCAATGCTGGAACACCCGCCCGATTGAGAATGCTCTCCGCGCTTCACTGGATGAATGGAAGGCAGATGCGGAACGACTGGCAGAATTAGTTGAAGCACAACGAAACGCTTATGACATGATGGGTTGTGATGGAGTAACAGGTATTACGGATGAAGGATATAAAAAATTAGAGCGTGCATTAATTGCACATACTGCATTAGTGGAAAAGGAAAAAAATAATGAGTGAACCAACAAAATTTGAACTATTTTTAGAATGGCTACAACAGTTATTCTGCTAGTAGTGAAAATTGATATGACATATCAGGATAAAGTTGTATTGGGAGATTGCGCGTTGTATTTGGGAGATTGCTTAACCGTGATGGGGGGGATGGAAGACAAGAGCGTGGATGCGGTGATAACTGATCCTCCATATGGGATAGATTTCAAATACAACAGCCACAATGACACGAGTGATGGGTATGGTAAATGGATTTGGAATGTTATAGAATTAGCTGAAAGTAAGTGTAGTTCAGGTAGTCCCATTTTTGTATTTCAGGCGATGCCAAATATTAGAAAGCTTGCAGAATGGTTTCCCAGAGATTGGCGTATATTTGCAGCTATAAAAAACTTTGTTCAAATGCGACCGACAGCAATGCAATATTCTTATGACCCAGTATTAGTATGGTGGACTGAAGGAGAACGTTACAGTGAGGGAACATTAAGTAGGGACTGGTTTATTGGAGATACTTCACCTTCATCACATAGAGGACTAAATAACGTTGATGGTCATCCGTGCCCAAGACCACTAAATCAGATTAGGCATATTGTAAATCAATGGGTTAGACCAGATGGAATTGTATTGGATTGCTTTATGGGGTCAGGCACAACTGGAATAGCATGCGTCCAGACGAATAGAAAATTTATTGGGATAGAAATTAACGAAACATATTTTAATATTGCAAAGAAAAGAATTGAGACAGCACAAATGCAACCAAATTTAGGAGTATGATGTATAATAAGATTAAGCGCCACGGTAATTACATACCCACGCTCCCTAAACCGATTGAGGCGGTGTAGATGTGGAAATCGTACAAGGAATGAAAAATGACTTGGATCACTGCTGATACCCATTTTGGTCATAAAAACATCGTTAAATACTGCAATCGTCCTTTTTCTACAATAGAACAGATGAATAAAACTTTGATAGACAATTGGAACTCACGGGTATCCAAAAAAGATACTGTCTATTTTTTGGGAGACTTTTGTTTTGGAAAACCAGAACAATATATTGCTGAGCTGAATGGAAATATTATTTTCATTAAGGGCAGTCACGACTCAAAGATTAAAGCACCTTACATTATTCCATTAAGAATTATATTAGATGGTGATGATAAGTTGATTGTGTTATGTCATTATGCTATGAGATCATGGGAGAAATCTCATTATGGCTCATGGCATTTATTCGGTCATCATCACGGGAATCTTCCGCCCTATGGATTATCGTTCGATGTAGGCGTAGATTGCTGGGATTATTATCCGATATCTTTGGATGAGGTGGCAGATAAAATGAAAACGCTAAAACCGATCATTGATTTCAGCCGCTTGACTTCAAGCTGAAAATGACTATAATGAAATTGCTAAGAGTTACCAAACAAAGTGAACAATCCGCCGCTTTTATCTGGTGACTCTTAGCAGACAATCACTTTTAGATAAAGGCGGCGGTTTGCGTATAAAACTATGAAAATAACAAAAGCTTACAAAACAGAGCTTGACCCAACCAATAAACAAATAACGCACTTTGTCGGTTCGTGCGGTATGGCGCACTTTGTTTACAATTGGGCTCTGGACTATTGGATTAAAGAGCATGAACGCGGCGAGAAGCGAACAGGCTGGATGGGTTTGCACAAATTGCTTGTGAAAGAAAAACAGGAAAATTTAACGTGGATGTATGATTATTCATCATGGGTCTCTGTTTATGCCATAAAGCAATGTGATGAGGCATATCAAAATTTCTTTAGGCGTGTGAAGCAGGGGCAGAAGCCAGGATTTCCGAAATTCAAAAGTAAGAAACGCAGCAAAATGACCTATACGGTAAATGGGGGCGTTGTTCAAATTACAGAAACGGCAATAAGGCTTCCCAAAGTTGGCTGGATTAGATTAAAAGAGCACGGCTATATTCCCGTAAAGCCGGACAAGATTTGTTATGCGACAATCTCAGAGAAGAATGGCAGATGGTATGCATCAATAACGGTAAACGAAACTATCTCCGACCAACCAGAGCCAGAAAATGTAATCGGTGTAGATTTAGGCATTAAGACATTGGCGGTAACAAGCGACGGTATTTATTATGAAAATCCGAAGGCATTATACAAAGCAGAAAAGAAGTTGAAGCGATTGGATAGGCGACTATCCAGAAGGGAGAAAGGCAGCAATAACAGGAAGAAGGCGAAATTGCAACGGGCAAAGGCCTACGAAAAGGTGATGAGGATAAGAAGGCACGTTCTTAATGAGATTACAACGGAGCTTGCGAAAAACAAGTCGGCGATTGTTATAGAGGATTTGAATGTGTCTGGCATGATGCAAAACCATCACCTGGCAAGAGCAATTTCAGATGTTAGTTTCTCTGAATTTAGGCGCCAGTTAGAATATAAATGTAAGTGGTATGGAAGCGAACTTGTGGTGATTGACAGATGGTTCCCGTCCACGAAAACCTGTTCTAATTGTGGTGCTATTCAAGACATGAAGCTAAGCGACCGTGTTTACAAATGTGATTGTGGTTTGGTAATGGACAGAGATTTGAACGCCGCAATCAATATCAGGAATTATTATACGGCGAAGCACGCCGGAATTGACGCCTGTGGAGAGATTATAAGACCCCAAAATATCGGGGCAGTCTCGTTGAAACAGGAAGTGGGCAACGAGGTAGTATATGTGTAAGCCCCACGTGCCTCTTATGAGGATTCCTTGCGCGCAGGGAAGTTGGTAATGACTTGTCTTCAAGTGGTAAAAAGAAGAAACGTTTTGCCCACGCGCACAGGGAAGCTGGTCAATAAATAATGCAAGATTAAATTTTCGTTTGAAAATCACATATACAAGGAGAATGGAATCAAAATTAGTAAGTATTGCCCATATGCGTGGTGGTGCTTGGAAACTATCCGGAATTTCCGGATAGTTCTAAAATAGTATTACCATGCAGTAGTATTTTAACAAATAAGTTATAAAAAAGCACCCCTAAAGGGTGCTCCGATAGTGAACCCACTATCTCCCTCCGATTAACGGATTAATTTCATTATACTATAAAATTTTTGGCTCGGTTTGTCTGTTTGCAGGCACATCATACCTTTATCGCATGATGGATACCGATTGCGCATTTGTGAGGCGCGCTACCCATGCCACACCAAACTACCATATGGAGACGATTTTCGTCTGGCGATGATGAGATGACTTTCAGAGGTCACAATATAACAAAGTGACTTCTACGCGTCACATACCAGCTTCCCTGCGCGTGTGGGTAAAACCATGGCAAGGAATCCCTATAAAGGGCACGCCGGATTTATGCGTAGACTACACCGCCACCAGCTTCTTGTTTCATCGAGACTGCCAGCGATATTCTGCTGGTCTCATATTCTCTCCGCAAGCGTCAATTCGGACGTGCTTCGCCCTATTTTTCACATATTTTCCTGCATATCTACATTATTCATTCAATAGACCCTTTCGGGAGAATGTGTCCACCAAGAACCGCGCCTGGTAGCAGATCGGGGGGATGTGTCATCTGCCTTACCACAGATGTCGCGGGCTTTTCCGACTCAGTGAGTATGCAGGCTGGTAAGGTTCTCACCACATAGCGCCCATTCGGGGATTAGTGGTTCAATTCCATTATATCATATCGGGAAGTTTTTTTCTTCATATTCTTCAATAAGCATTGCTAATGCTTCTAATTCTTTTTCATCTTGAGAACCATGGACGGCATCCATCAATTCATCAACACGCGCTAAAGCCTGTTCATATTCAGTTTCTGTTCTGATGATTTTTCGTTTTATCATTTTTTTATTGCGCTTTTCAAGCACCCTTTTTGCGGCTTTTGTCTGTTCGCTTTCTGGATTTCCAAGAGAGGCGGCAATAATTGTTTCGATGTGAGTTGGTGATCTAACTTTTCCAGACATAACAAGATTGTTATATTCCTCGCGTAATTCTTCTCTACATCTTGCGTTCTCAGTGATTTTACTTAATTCGCGATCGATAATTCTTTTCTTTCGACCGACTGATGCGCCGGGTAATCTCTGAACAGCAACGTCCATCGCGAATCTGTCATGTCCATGTTGAGCAGCGAATGTTTCAAAGTCTATTATTTCCATCATCTTACTTTCCTGTATGCTTTTATTCTGTTGTTTCCAGTGTTGCTTCTGACGTATCGTGCTGTATACAATCCCTGTTCAACTTTTTCATTGAGGATCGTGTTGGCTCGCTTATGCGATACACCCAGTCGGACCGCTAACATCCTGCAAGTTATCTCGTCTGGCTCTATTTCTCCAACCTTGAATTCTTCTTCAAGTTCTGATAGCAATTCGTTATAATCCTCTTTAGATATTTTCATCAGAATTCTCTTATTTCCTCCTGACATACTTCAATCTTATCAACATAATCCCTACTCGTTCCGTCCGGTTCAATGACAATCCAGACCATGCCTATATCCGCAGGTTTCATGATATACCCTTTTTGTTTATAAATATAACCTGTTTTGATCTGGAACCCGGGAAGCATTATTCCTGTGATCATTCCATGCTTCCCACGATACTCTGCTCTGGCGTAGGTGTGAAAATGAGCGCGTATCCAATAACGTGGAATCGGTAAACTGAGTTCTAGGCATTCCCAATAAATAGATTTTATTTTATTGTAAAGTCCATTTTCGGTCGTCCATGCTCTGTTGCCTATCGACCCGCCATGATGAGCAATATCAAATAGCACGCCATTGGTTTTTCGAAGTAATCTATCCCATGTATAACGTCCATTCCGCATACCCTCATCATCAAATGTTGAGTTCTCAAATACCGGAACCACACCGTCAAGGTCTTTGGCAACCCGTTCTTCGGAGGACGAACCATTACCGGCGTGTTCTTCCGTGCCAGCCACCTGAAAATATTTATCGCCTTTTCCAAACCCACTTCTACGCATGGCAAAATCCATTACGGACTGTCCGATGGTTTCATGTTCTTCTATTCTGGCTGATGTTATTTGAGTAGTATCATGGTGCATGCCTTCAACAATATCCCCATCATGCACGATGATAAGATCAGAGTTTTTACGTTCTTTTTTGATGATGTCCCAGTTATGTTCCCACTGATTCCATATGATCCTTTGGGCTTTACTGGGCGTATATTCTCCCCCTTCGTGAAGTTGAAATGGTGTTGGTGGTATCAACCCTAGAGTTGATCCGCAATGGGTATCGCTAGGCAAGGCAAGAACAATTTTCCTGTGCAAATAGTCCTCCTATCTGTTAACCTATGCGATTATTATACATCAGAAACTATTTTAAAAACCGGAGTGCTATCTCGACCAGAATTGCCACGACCACAGCAGCGGTGAGGGAATCGATTTTCTTATATAACCGCACAACCTGCTTCACATCAAAAACTATGCCATCGTCTCCATGCTCTCCATAGAGCGTTCTGTCATGTTTCCGTAGTAACGGATCAAGAACATCAGCATGACGTTGCATGTGGTCATCAAAGTGTCCACTGGTTTGTTCCAGTTTTACAATGCGGACTTCATGTTTATCAATATCAGTTTTCAGATTCGCGGTTTTATAAGTAGTCGTCATGTTCACCTCATAATTCCCTAATATATTTTGGATTGGAGCTGATCCACTTCGCACAACACGGACAGTCTGGAATCTGTACCTGAATCCAGGTTATACCGCTGGCTGATTCATAGACCGGCTTTTCATCAGTTCGATAAAGTATTTGTCCTTGTTCAAAAATTACTGCTGATGTGCCTTCAAAATATCGTGGTTGAGACCTTCCACGCAGGAATGGACAGATGATCTTTATTCGTTTTAACTGTGGCTCAGATGGTTCTATTAATGATCCATTTCCCAGTTCATTAAGCAATTCTTCCAGCGTGCCATGATAAACATCGAGGTCAAGACCAACTTGATTCTCGCTATGCTTTGCATAGTCGCCACCATAGTACTCGCCATCTCCTGTTGCGCAAAATTGCCAGATAGACCAAGTTTTTCCCTTTTTCTTCCACGGATCAGGAACAGTCGGTAATGTGGTCGAGTTGATTACTTTTTCTGGAATACCATATTGTGGAAAAGCCAACGAGGAAAAATAATGGGCAATCCACAGAGGATATTCAGCAGCCCAAACCGCATTATTTGAGTCTCTTAGGCTACCCCAAAATCCAGGGGATGTATAAATAATTGGCGTCATGCCGGACAGCGCTTTAATGCGCTCAAGCCACACTTTCGCGAATGACAATCCAATTCCGTATACTGATCCTGCTGGTCTAGCATAGTGATAACATCCAAACGGAATTCCAGTCCGCCCAAACGTTTCTGCAAAGGTAGAAAATGCTGTATCATCCATTGTCCCATCTGATGACCGCAAAAAAGCAAATTCTATACCCCTATCATTTGCTATAACAGGATCAAAAAAGTGTTGTGGACTTTTGGCGTCGTTTGTTTGCCAATGAGAAATGTCTATACCGAGTATCATTTATTGCTCCTTATATTGTTATTAATCCTGAATTTTGTGGTTGCCATAGTCCGCCTTTTTTGATCATATCAAGTTTGCGCAGCCACTCGCCGGAGAATAGTCCCTGCAAACTTTTAATATCTGCAACGGGATTCCATTCAGATTTTTCATAATTTTTTCCAATTTCTTCCTTCTATTTTTCCCTGATGTGCAAACATTAACAATATATTCCTGCTCTCAGTCTCAGGGTTGTAAAGCTGGAACTCGCATGATTTGATGCCTCATACGCATTTATATATTTATACCCAGCATTTATTTCTATAATGCCTGATGCAAAAGCTTCAAAATATTGGTCCACAAATGATGTTGCGCGACATGGCAAAGACGCCTCCACCCCATTGATAAAATAATACGTGGCGGCATAACTTCCTGCTGCGCCAGCCTTGCAAACAGAACCGACGATAGCATGAAAGGACTGATATAAACCATATACAAATTCCAATTGATTATTAGCAGTACTGTTATTCCACAGACGTAGTGCTCCAGTATATGTGTGAGACGTAGTATTTACCACAGACATTTGTCTCAAAACTTGATTATAGTAATTCCATACGAATCGCTTTACTTGAGTATCTTGACAGGTGCTTGCCGCATCTATGTAAATCGTGCCAAGATAGCGATAGCCAGTTGCGCCTGTTTTCACATATATTCCGTCCTGTGTTGTGAGCGCCGTTGCTCTGGTTGTTGCGTCAGTCCATGCTGTACCCGATAAGGTAAGCGTTCCGGCGTTGTCATATAGAAATATATCAACTGGTATTCCGCCTGTGATTAATGGCGTTGTAGTTGTATGGTCTAGTGCAAGCACAGCAGCAGTTATACTTGTGTTGGCTACAAGTGCCGAAATATAAGTTGTTTCAGAACCTGCGCTTGATGATACGATAATTTTCTGTCCTACTGTAAATCCTGTTGTAGAAGTCACGTTTAATACAATATTACTTCCTGCAGCAGGGTCATTTGTGTACGCTTCTGTTGGTAGTATAGTTCCTGAAATATCCAATGACCGCTCGGTGAATGTGTGCCGCACCCATGTGCTTGATCCATCATATAGATCAATAATATTGCCATTGAATGGCGTGAAGTAAAGCGTGATTTTATCTACTTGATCTGATGTGCTAATAGGCACGCCGGTTTCCAGCGTGAGCCTACCTTGACATAAATAATCAATTGTCTCTGATTCACCACCTCCGCCACCACCTATCAAATAAACTTTAGTTCCATCACTGTAAAAGATGGCTGATCCTTGCGATAGCGCCACATCGGTCGCGCCAAGACATGAGATATTTCCTGTTCCGTGTTTGATAGTGATGGTATCCGTGCCGGCATCAGAAACGTAGAGGATAAGTATATCACCGGCGCTCAATCCATTGATTGTATCCAGATCATCGGATGTGCTCGTTTCCGGCTGTAATTTATGAACTGTTTGAGTAGTAGTAATTGCTCCGCCTGCAATGGTCAATTCTGTGGCTGCGTCAAAGGTAAATTTACTTTGCAGTGCTACCAGAAGATCATCCAACGCATCAATACCGCCTTCTATATTGTTCATGCGTGCTGCGGTTAAAGCGGTTCCAGCAACAGCTACATCGGTTAATAAACTGATCTTTGCACCAGTCTCTAAAATTGCTAGTAAACTGTTCAATGCTGCAATGGCTGTTGTAATGTCAGTTACACCGCCTGGAATTGGATCGCCTGCCGGATCGGTTACCTCATGCAGCGCAGCTTCGGTCAGTACTTCGTCTACCCAGGTGTTTTTGGTATACAGTTTGCCCATAGTTTATCCTATCCTTATCACTTCTATATTGGTCATAAGTTACTCAAAATAAAATTCTTGCAAGTATCATCATTTAATCGCTCCAACTAATACATAGATTATAAGCCCACTAAGCAATAAGATGATGAAAAGTATTAACATAGCGTAAACTTGAGCATCGGGATGAATGTGATAATTATCTTCATTTTTCATTTCACTCTCCAAAAGCTAGCGCTATTAATCGACCATCTTGTATCCTATTATCAATTCCATCTATAGCTTCTTTGCTTTGTATTTTTACAATTCTGCTACCGGCTGGGACGCTGGTTCTAAACCACGTGTATGAAAGAACCTCATTTCTTGACGGATTCATCGAGCCATTAAAATTATCAGGATCACCATCAGCCACACCATCAATCATCCCGCGAACGGAGAAACCATAACCTACTAGTGTTGTATTGACATTTCCGGTAATATCCGCCAATATCAAAATTGTACTTGCCTTCGGTAATGTCAATGTAACGCTCAACCCAGGATGATCTTCCCACGTAGCAGTGGAGTATGTCTTTCCTGCCGTCGATTTTGCTATCTTTATATCAACCAGTCCGGCTGCATTTCCCCACTCCGGAGCAGTAGCACCTGAATTCATTTTCAGCACCTGTCCTGCCGTGCCTTTTGCTTTCCTTGCTAGAGATGTAGCACTGGAAGCATAAAATATATCGCCTGCAGTTTGACCTGACACCAGAGCCTGTACTGCACTTTGAGCCGCCAGGTTCACTAAATCATCATAAGCGATCACTTTTATTTTATTAATATCCAGTGGTTCGCTCACATCATAAATAAGTACATAATCCCCGCTGGCAGGTAATTCCAGCAAGGTATCGGGGTTTATCGCTAGATCTGAAAATTTTATATTTGCCATAGTTCCTCTTTATGCGTATTCTCGCATTCCATTATTTCTTAGTAAATCCGCTCCACAAATAGCAATGCCTGTTCTCGCTCGTCGCACTGGTACAGCAGCAGGTGGAATATATGCCGGTTCAATCCCAAATATTTCGGTGGTAGCTAAATAACCGCCTGTCATATCGGTGCTCATTTTTTTTGTGTTCGCTAAAATCTTTTTTCCATAAAATGTATTGGTCAATACAATATCCGTTGGTTTAACTGATGATGGCAGTAATTTTATAGTCTGCATATAACGTTGTCTGTAATAGTCTCTTGCCTGATCCAAAACATCTTGCGCATTGGTATCTGATATTAGTGTTGCTTCATCGATCTTCAACGCGTTTTTATTAGCGTATTCTGTTACTCCGGTCTCTCTGAAAATGTATGATCTCTTGCTGTCCAGCCAAGGGTAACCGGTTATAATAACTGTTCCCGCTGATTCCATGTTCAAATAAAGACTGTTCGGACCGAAAACGTATTCACCGCCAACTTCAATGAAATCTCCGTTTTCCGTAATGATAAAGTCCTCGTTTTCTGTGATAAGTAATGAGGGAGTATAACCAGGTCCATTAATCACAATATCGTAATAAGGTTTCTCGAATATTATTTTATGGCTACCCGCGGGTAATTCTTTATTGAATATTTCCTCAAGCGTATCCCCTTGTGTATAGTTATGAGCTACCAATTCAATACTGGTAACAAGAGGTTGTAGTTCAACGGATTGCTCCATAAATTTTTCAGAATCGCTGATTTTTACATCATACAATTTATCTGGCAAAGAAACAGGATTTATTAGCAAACGGCTGCTTCTTGCTGTAGAGGCAGTGGCTTTTGCGGCAAAACATACTTGTTGTAATGCTTCCCTATAAGTTCCAGGTGGAATCCAGCCTGTTAATTCCGTATCTTTTATGTCATCATCCAAAGTATATAAAACATCAATCGGATTCAATATCTGTGCAAGGATCGTTGATAATGCTGTAGCTGTTCCCCAAAATCCGCCATCATAATCTGTTGCATCCATGACCCCAATAATGTCTATTGCTTTGAATTCAAACTCATGTTCACTTACATTTTTCCATTCTTCCAGGTAATATTTTCCCAGGAACGTTTCAACTCCATCAATGCTTTCATACACCATGACCGGCAAACGTTCAGACAATAGATCAAAATATTCACCAGAGAACATGGAAAAAGATTCATCAGTACTCAATATCCTAAATTCAATGGTGCTGATGGGAACCTCAACGCTAATCATATTTGTTTCTTCAATGAGATTGGCGCTTATCACTTCCTCATTTGAGAATTCCAGCGTTTCTGTTCCTATGGTTAAGCGAATAATAGGGTATGTAATCATTTATACCCTCGCCGGCGATCTGGCTATGATATTTACAGATAGACCACTGATGTACCGTCTGGTATTTTTTACCCTTACGAATACATCTTTAATGTTTGAGAAATAAGCCGAGAATGTATGTACTCCATCCTCATCAGGAAGAACCACTGTGTGAAATTCTGTTGGTTCGGTAAGTTTTTTCCATAAAGCAACATAAGCGGATTCACTCACATTTTTGGCAAATACCAGTTGATAATTGAAATAAACCCCGATCATTTCAGAATTTAATGTGCCATTAACAGTTCGTTCAGCATATTTATAAAGAAATTCTGCCGAGCGCTTCATTTCGATAATGTCTACGTCGTATTGTACGCCGTCAATGGTTAGGAGATCGCTCATGTTATTCCGCCCCCCTTCACGAGACTGCTGCCAATTCTGGTATTTTCCTTATCGATGTATGGTTTCAATTCTCTGACTAATGAACCAAGCGAACCGGCAAACTTAATTTCGACGTCAGTTTGAATATTCCCTAATTCTTCCTGGATGATCTGCCGGATAAGTCCCTCAGGTGCTTCTAAGTTTTTACCGCTTCTCTGGTCGCCAAGAATAGCCGCAAATTCTGCGTTTGGTGGTATTACTGCACCAGTTGCAAGGCGCGGAATTTGTGGAGCTGTAACGGTTGGGATATTCATTCCCCATGTATTCCCGCCAAAGATGGGGACCCATGAAGGAATCGTCACGCTGATTGAATTAATCCCGCGGATAACTGCGTTAATTCCGGTCGTGATAGCACTGATCATCCCGTTAATAAAATCGATAATAGAATTGATTACCCTTTTTACAAATGTTTCTATTCCAGAAAACGTGGTTTCAAATGCTCTTTTTAATGGCAACAAAACAGTTTCTTCAAACCAATGGTTTACATTTCTCCAGATCATTTTTATATATTCCCAGGCATCGCCCGGAGCACGACTTATTTTTCCCCACGTGTCTATAAAGAAGTTTTTAACTGGTTCAGTAACATTATCCTTAAACCAATCGCTTACCGTTGTCCATACTTTGACGATATCGTCCCATGCACCAGAAGCCCACTCAGAAATATTCTCAAATACTTCTTCAAAAAATTCTCCAATTGGCTCAGTTACATTTTTCTTGAACCAAGACCATGCAGTATCCCAATCTTCCTTGGTCGTTTCCCAACAAAGTTTTGCATAATTACTAATACTATCCCAGACTACTTCTGCATCACTCACGGTGATATCCCAAGAAAGTTTTGCATACTCCTTAATACTATCCCAAGCCGTCTTTCCGTAACCCTTGAATTCCTCCCAATCATCACCGAATCTCTTTGCAATTGGATCCAATATATTATCATTTAGCCAATCCTTAAAACTTTCCCAAGATGTTTTAATAAAATCAGCTGGTACATCAACTTCCTGCATAACAATATTTCCGCCAACTCCGCCACCCCCACCACCCTCTTCCGGTTTTTCCATCTGTAAAACATTGATTTCATCAAAAGCAGCCAATGCTCCTTCTGCTGCCTTTTTCAGGTCTTTTGTGTTCTTTGTTAACTTTCCGGTTGAAGAGGCTGCGGAATCCGTTGCACCAGATACATACCGCATGACAGTTTTTTGTCCAGTTAAAGCTGCAATAAACATGGATACCCAATTGATTGCTTCTACCAGCCAATCAATCACATTCAATAAAACCGGCGCAAGAGCGTTCAACAGAGAAGCCCCTAATGCCTGTGTGGCACCTTTCACGGCATCAAATGCGGTTTTTAGTTCCACTACCTTATCTCTGAAAGCAGATGTAATGCTCAAATTATTATAAAGTTCATTGACTGTTTTTCGCGCCCAGTTAAATGCTACTTTTGCTAATAACGTGACTCCGATAGCAGCCAATGCCAGAAATGCTGGCAACGCATGAATTGCAGAGGATAGAATTGAACCGGATTTAGCTGCACTGTCCATATCGACAGCCATTTCATTCAACCCAACCACGCTTCTACGCATGCGGTACATTCCTGGAACTATAGCATTCAATACTCTGGTGAATCCATGCCCATATACATTCATTCTTTTCAGGGCTGGATTAACTTTCTTTTCCAGTGGCTCCGGCATTTTTTCCAGATCACCAACTATTTTTAGAAGAGCAGCATGTTGTTGATCTGCTCCCATTGTGTTCCACGCATTTCCATAAGAAGCTGTGGCTTTTTCGATGACCGCTTGTTTCCCACCCCAATCCATTGCCTTCCATTTATCTTCAAACTTATTAACAATATTACTGGAGGCTTTTTCGGCGGTAGATTCCATTTTTCTAACACCGGAATCAAAACCACTGGTATCAATGCGAGAATCTATTCTAATGCTGCCATCATAATTTGCCATTATGTTGCTCCCTAAGATCATTTCGTCTGTTTCTGGCGGCTCTGATCTGACTTAAGAATTCTTCGTCGGATTCTCTTTCATCAAGCGTTCTGTTATCCAATTCAGGCAACTCCAAGATGTCATCTATTTCTCTGGCTAATGATCTTTCTTCTTTGGTGGCAGTGCCGTTTTTTAATCTTTTTCTCAAACTCACAATACTTGAAAAGGTTGTTTCGCTTCCCATGTCCATAAATAGCGCCATGAATTTCCACCAGTGCATTTCGGCGTTTTCAAGATCGATCCCATGCGTTTGCTGGAAGGCAGCCATAATAAAGTTCGAATCTTTTTCAAAAGAATATAAACGTGGTCTTTCTTCTTCTTGATTTTCCTTCCCGCCATTCAGAAAACGGATTCCCTTTTCAAATGCTTCCTTTAGATTTTCTGGACGTTCCTTGTAGAGATTATCAAATAAAACAATCTGCTTTTCGATCATTGCTAGTTCTGGATCTTCAAATGCCAGGATGATGCGCAAACAGGAACGGAAATCATAATTGATTTCGTATTCGCGCCCATCAATCTCTATAGCTACCGGCATTTGTTCTACAAGAATGTTCATTTCATCACATTGGTATTATCTTTTCCTAAATATTTATTTACTTTTTGAGTGCGCTCAGCCCAGAGATATGGCATGATTCCCTCGAAAAATTGTCCAATCATATCAAAGCTGAGAGAATCCCCAAACGCTTTTTGGCTGGTCCCTTCTCCAAAAAGCTGATCGATTTTATCTCGTAAATATTGGCACATTTCTTTCAAATAACGAATGCCTTCTCCAAAATTTTTGAGCACATCCCCGCCTGATTCCTCATCCAACTTTTTCAGATAAGCCTGATATTCCTCATTCTTTGTTTCGAGCTCTCCATATATTTTATAGAACCGTTCAATGAACAACATATCAGTCGGATCGAATTCAATAATGCGGCTTTCATCATCATTGATAGCAATGCGCTTAACGGCATTGATGGTCAATTTTTCCATAGCGCTCCTTTTATATGCCCTATTTCTAGGGCATATAATTGATTTTTTCTTATTACGAAGTAGCCGTAAAAGCTAAGGAACTGGTGTCGAAATCACCATCTTCCGGATTGCCATTGATGTTGATAGTAAAACCAATTTTGCCGCTTGCGCCACCATCACCACCAAAGGTATCAAAGCTTATGCAGCATGGCCATTTAGTAGCGGGATAGTTTGTGCCTGGCGTATCGGGGGTTTCGTATTTGCGCACCTCGATAATTTCCGTTTCCGCATCTTCAAACGTTGCCGGTCCAGCCTGGCGCAGGCTGTCGATGTAATCGTAGGCATCATCTCCTGGGTAAACATATTGTTCCACCGGGATGGTGGGTGCATAGCTTTCAACGGAAGTATTTGCCGTGTCTTGATGAATCGGGGTCTCGCTTACGACATTGGCGTTGTAATTCATTACAAGGCTATTGATTCCTGCACCCAGCAATTCCCATGTATCTGCTGTTTCATCCGGCGTAGTGTTGATAAAATGTGCGATTGTAGAACGTTTTTGCTTAGTCATCTTCTAACTCCTTTATTTTTTTATATTTTTTCATCCAGTTTTTTGCCTTATCTCGTGGGATAACATTTTCTGGAACATAGGTATCCTCGCTGATATTAAATATTTTTACCTTATGAGCATGCAGCCCATCGACTAATTGCTTGTAGCCTTTAAAAATATTGTTTATTGGCACGGAATCGGGGGTCATTTTTTCATCATCCCCCCAGAAATGTGCCATGGCATTATGAGGTTTGTGCTGCATGCCGATAATAAGGATGGTTTTTGCTCCCATGAAATAAGCTAGTTTGATCGCCACGTGCATGACATTGCGCCATGTAATCTCGGCATGTTCAATGTCTTCTTGCCAGAGGTTTTCTCCATTACGATAGAGCGGTCCTGCTCTATTCTTAAACCGGTAGAATTCCTTCCCGCGCCATCGTAACAACTTTGGCTTAGGTATGAATTTTGGAATATTCTCGAATTTCTTATAAATTGCCTCTCCAAATTCATTCATTGTGCGGCGATCTACGGCTACATAGTAATCTGGCATCCATCTATCATATAGATGAATAGTGTTCATACCAATAGATGGATAATCAAAATCTTCCGGCGGGGTTAGATGAAGATTCTCGCCATTTCCAACCAAAAGAATCGTCTCACCTTTATGAATATTCTTGAATTTATTTATATCCATTAAACCTCTTCCTCGTACTGTAGAACGCACTGGATATTGTATATTCCAGTTTGTGATTGTCCTTGCTCAAATAAGTAACCCCAGCCAGTAGCCTCTATCTTTATGGCGGTCTGCCCGCTATCAAGGGTTGGTAAGATACCATCCTCCGATTGACTTTCCAGCCAATCTGCGAAAGTCTCAAAAAAGCCGTTCGTTTCCAGTCTTTCCAGATCATCTGCTGTACTTTCGGAGCTTTGTAAAGCAAACGGATACTCCCTGATACTTGATCCGTCAATGTAACTTTCCACAATACGCGAACCGGGCAATGGGATAATCGCGTATTCGGTCGGCGTTGACCCAAGATAATCAACCCATACCGGAGCGTTTGTTTTCAGATCGCTGTATGTTTTGATATAAGTCTGTAATGCGCTGATTATGCTCATTTGTCAAGTATCCTTTGTGCATGCGATACAATAGAATCTTTATTCACCGCTTTCATGCGTTCGAACCAAAAGCTACCCCGCATACCTCCACCATGATAGACAAGGTCTTTATCTATCACTTCCTTCTTCTCGCCTCTCATCGCATAAGCGCTACGGGAATTCACACCAACCATAACCTTCCCGTAATATTGGAAGCGCGCATAGGGAGCAATCCATTGAACTAAACCGCTGCCTATTTTCGTCCCCAAAATGCCGGATTTTATTAACATGGATGTTTTCATCGGTATATATGGTTCACACAATCTCAAAATTTCTGAATCAACTGCTTTCTGCGCTTCTGAATATCTTCTGTGCCATTTCGTCCAGAAGTAATTGTTCCATATAAGCTCGGCTTTGCCGCCTTTAATGACTATCTTTCCGCGATAGGTTTTGATGATAGGTGCCATTATCCACCACCGACCTGTATATGTTGCAAATGCGCGCTTCCATAATCCATTAGATCAACCGATTTCACAACAATCACATTTGCATATTTTGCCTTCAATGAACTCATGGTAAATGATCCGGCTATCATGTCCATTACGATCCCTTTTACAAGAACATCCCCAACCTTTACGGTGTTGGTAATTCCTGGAATATAGACAGCAACAGAATCAGCCTGTAAAAGCCCTGATTTGATAACATTGGACGCTTTACGATTCTCCCAAAACACAGCTTCTATCTCTGAGCGTGTCCATACTTCAGAACCATTAACAACTGATTTAGCGTATAATGTGGCGCCCGTATTAGTTATCATCCTCATCGAATCCTTGAAACATCAGTCCTGTATTCCACAGGTATAATCTTGCAGCGTCTACTTGCTTTTCGGTGTTGGTTTTTTCCATATCTTTGTTTACTACATACGTTACTGAATGATTGCCTACTGTTTCGCTTGACACCTCTTTATCAATGGTTGATTGTGATTGCATTACATCTGCTATTGCACACGTTGCTAATTGAATCAGTTCAATAGTATCTTCATCCTCATCATCTTCTATGATCGCACTTGCTCTATCAAATGTGATTCTGTCAATAACAGCACTTGCCCTTAAAGCTAATTGTGGGAAGGCTGCTGATGTGATATCAGTTCCAAAATAGGTTTCGCTATAAAATGTCCAATCTGCATACAATGTAGTCATGCATCACCTCGCTTTTTTGCCCATCTCAGTTTAGCGCTAGCACTCATGCGCTGTTTAGTTTCATCCGAACAAATTCTTCCTAGTGTTGCATATTTAATTTTTTGCTTATGTTCTTCTGATAATGGACCGTAACTTTTACCCATATGCGCTCTGCTGATTTTGCGTTTTGTGGCTTTGGTATGAGGATGACCAATTCGGGGCTTGCCTTTTTGTGCTTCACTAATTTTTCTTTTGTGCTCTTCAGAATGTTTATTCCCTTTTAGCGCCCTACTCATTTTATTAATTTGTTCTTCTGTAAGTTTTACATTGAGCATAGGAGCAGCAGCAGTTTTTCCAAAGTTATATTGAGGATGTAATTCGTCAAAACACATTTGTTCAAAAAGCAAAGTGTTATTTGAATCACAATATAGTATGGGAGAGAATATAAAATTCTCTTTTCCATATTTATTGAATGCAAATTGTAAATAACGGTTTTGATGTCTATTTTTCTTGAGTGCTCTTATATGTGCTGATAATCGTTTTGAAATATTAATACTGCTACCAATATATCGATGTTCATTAGCAATATTCCTTATCTCATAAACACCGGCATATGTGCTCATGTTTCACCCGCCACTTTCTTCAAAAAATATTCCTTTGACCGTACCATGTTATCCTTATATCCTTCTACGGTAGTGCGCCGGTGGAAGTTGTCAGGCTCGTCTGCCAGATGAATAAATGGTAAATCCAATGCTTTTACCGGTATGCCGATTTCCTGACATCTCCACGAATAATCGATGTCATCAAATCCAGCATGTAAGTAATATTCGTCAAATTTTCCGACAATCTCAAATACAGCGCGGTGCATAATCATCAGCCATCCGTAGATATAGCAGAATTCACGTCCAGCTCCCCACTTGGCCGGTTTTTTCCTGATTTCCATTCCATACATGCCTTTATAGGGTTGTGCCTGAATAGTATCCGCAAAAGTGCCCTTACAAAGCACGTCATCGTTTGAAAACATCAACCAATCGCCCGTGGCTTCTTTTGCGCCAATGTTCAGCGCTTTCATGTAGTTATAATGGACAGACTGGTCAACGCGAATGAGCTTGTAATCGCCAGATTGATAAGGCTCTTTTGAACCATTGTCCACCAGGATGATTTCTGTATTCGGTTCATATCTGACAACAGACTCAATATAGGGTGTGGCATAATCGCCCCAATCAGAATTGGCAACGATAATCAAACTGATCATATCTTCCTACCGCTCCATACCTTCCCAATCTGCGCGATAAACTCATTTTCTTTTGCCGGTCTTTCAGCAACAAACTTTACAATCCCAGGATACTTTGGCAATATGTGGTCGTGGAATGCTACAATGCCACCCTTTTTCAGGAACGGGAACCATGCCAGATAATCGGCTTTTACGGATTCATAGGCGTGATCTGCGTCAATGTATAGCATGTCAATGCTACCCTTGAAAGACTTAACAACACGCGTCGAATATCCCTTGATGATCTTGATCTTTTTCATCAGATCTAATTTTGTGAAGTACTCAACTGCCTGGATCATGCGGTGGTAATGAACGCCTTCCCAGCAATCAATCGCGTACACCCTGACGCTGTCTTTTGCGCCAGTAGCCATAAAAGATGTTGAACGCCCGTAAAGAGTGCCTATCTCTACGATCAGACCATCATCAGGAACCTGAGAAGCCAACCAACCCAAGTGCCTACCCTCTTCTGTAGTAACACCAAAGCGCTTTATACTCAATTCTTCAATCTGTGAAACTTTCCCAAGATTGAGCATCATTGCTTTATCTTCGTATGCACTCATAAGTAACTCTCCAATCGCTCTACAAAATGCCTGCCATCAAAGGGTTGTCCGATAAATCTTTCTTTCCATCTCTCGACATCCTGACTTCCTGCCATCGCTGATTCAATCAATGCCAGTAAATCATCCGGTGTTTTGCAATCCTCGACATTGTGCGGATAGCGCATGTAATCTCTGTATTTATTCCAGTTGCGGGCATAGATTAGCTTTCCCGTATTGCGCGGGCTGTTATGCGGGAGGATTCCCTCGCCAATCATTACAAGCGGGTTTCCCATTGCTACGGCCATGTGAGCGAACGTAAATCCGGCAATAATTACATCAGCTTCTTTCATCTGGTTTGTCTGGCCGTCCAAGTTACCCATAACAAACCTTACCCGACTATCTTCCCATAACCCATTTGTTTCCAATGCTCCGATGTATCGCACAGTCAAATCGATTTTGTCGTTCAGGCCAAGTAACAATTTATAAGCCTTCGCGTTCAGTTCCCTTTCGTCTTCCGGCAGATAAATACTTACCGGATGAATTGGGGCAAACAGCACGCTGATTTTGTCAGTTGGTTTACGTTGCCTGAATGGACAAATATCTGTATAAGACCATCCAACGACTTCTACCGGATGAGGATAACCTATCCTACGTAGCACTTCCTTATGTCCTTCCGCTATTGTGAATAAAGCATTTACCGGATAATATTGGTCAGTCAGGTCATGCGGAATGTTCGGGCGCACACTGTGAGGATAAATGAAAATCGGTATTTTCTTTTTAGCGGCTTCGATGATCTGTGTTCGCCACTGGACAGGCATACCGGCAAACAACCCACTCCATTCGTGGTCAATAAGAAGAAATTCTGCTTTTAAGGTTCTTCTGCGCGGAATGTATCCCTTCCGGCGCAATGCGTTGATGTAGGCTTTTGCCTTGTGTTGGTGTTCGATGACACAATAGTTCATTGTAAAAAGGGCGGCCAATAACCGCCCTTTGCTTTTTTAGCTCGTTGCAGCGGCTTCCGCATGGACATAGATGCCATCCGCCTTGTTATCATAGACGAACGCGTCATGATACAAGCGGTACTGCACCTTATAGGTGTCCATTTCCTGGTTCTCGTCGGGAGAGAAGATTTTCAGGTTAGCGTGTTTGGCAACCTGCAATACAGCGGTGGGGTGAACGATCATGAAGTTGATGTCCTCTCCGGTTGCAGAAAACCCACCAGCGTCAACCGAACCGCCAGCGTTCAGTGTTACTTCGGTGGAGAAACGGGTCTGCGGAACCATGATCACTGGCATGCCATCCAGCACTTGCAGGCGGCGATCTACAGCGCTTTCACTTCCCCAGGTGCGGGTCAGAGCGCCTTCCAATAACGCATAGCAAGCGTCAGAAATATACAGGAGCCTTCCTTCTGGGGGAACCTCGTCTGCATTCAAGGCCGCTTTACCAGCATCAATGGCCGCTAACACGGCCGTGGCGTCTGTCAGGGATCCTGTCGTCCCGTTGTTCGCGCCATCCGCGTACTTTGCAAAGCGGTAAGCGTCCACTTCTGGAACAACCTCTGTGCGCATGAACTCTCCAGCAAGAGTGCCAAAGGCCATGCCTAAAGTCTCTTCATCGTCCATGCGGTCGATATTGAATTCCCGTCCACGCTCGGTGGCAAGAGTCAAGGTTTCCCACGTGCCAGTGATCTGGCCTTTAGGATAACCGGTCGCGCGTGCATAAGTGCCAAGACCGATAACGTCAGTCTTGAATACTTTTACTACATTCGCGCCAGCAAACTCTACTGGCTTGGTTTTTGCGTCCATGCGTGAGGTCAAAGACGCGACTTTATAAATTTCGTCCAGAATGGGTAAATACTTCTGGGCTAAAGTAATGCTTTGGGTCATTTTATTTATCCTTTTCTACTGGCAACCCGGCTGCTTCTCGCGCTGCCATCAATGCCGCGTCGCCCAATAATCCTTTGTTTTTCCCGCCGGTAATAATTTGTGGCTCCGGCTCGTCAGTATAGAACAGAAAATCATTGTCGGTTTTGATCTTTTCCACTTGCTCATTAAACCCGATGATTGTTGATCCATCTTCTGCCAGCTTCAATTCGTCTGTTTTCAACAGTGCCTTTACAGCCGTTGGATTCTTTGCCTTCGCGCCAACCAGAGCACCATCCAAAGCATGGGAGAATTTCATCTCCGCGATCCGCTTTTCAGCGTCCTTCTGCGCGTTCTCGGCCTTCGTTTTCCAATCTTCTACTGCCTTTTGCAGCTCTTCCGGTTTCAATGCCTTAAAGCTCTCGATCTGCTTATTGGCTTCGTCGAGCTGCTTTTGCAAGCTCTCTGCTGCGGTTGTTGCAGTTTCAAAATCAGTTTTTTGCTTCTCGATAGACTTGCCATGTAAAGCCATGATGTCATCTATCAAGTCGGCCTTCAAACCGGCTTTCTCTAAAGCATCATCGGTCAATCCAAGTTTTTTTAAATCTTCGCGTTTCATTATCTGTTCCCTTTCTCATGTCTACACTTTTTACGTGGTCGTGTCACGCAACACCCGCCCTTTTACGTTTGCGGATAACGAAAAAAGCCACGCCGCCAGATTACTCCGAAAGCGTGGCCTAAGTCCCACTTATTAGTTGTGCCCCGTCAAAAGACGTTGCACTTTCAAAATTTAATAACTACATTATAAACTATTTCTTGTTATTTTTCAAGTTTTTTACAAACCCAACCCGCCTTCTACAATCATAGTTCTGAGAAATTCAAAAAATGAATAGTTATAAAATTCCCATTCAACAAACTGGACTGATATTTTATCTATGACATAAAGACACATCATAATGATCGCTGGCGCCGCAATCACAACATAAGCACCAATCAAAATAAAAAGTATAATTTTTTCAAATGTTTTCATTTCGTGCCTCCTTTTACTTCCCTATCATACCATGAACAAAATTGTTTACATAAAGAATACAGCAAATTCAAAAATGATCGGAATTCCTTGCTCATAGAATCTGTTCCCTTTCACACTGTCTGTATAATTCTGTTTGTTTGATAAAGTCCCTTAGTCTTGCCTGCCATACCCTTACCTTAGCCAATTCATCAGCATTGTCCAGTCCAGCCGCTTCTACCGCTGACGCTTCCCGCTTCGAATTCCTGATCTGGCGTTCAAAATACCGCTGCTTCTGTGTGGCCTCGTAGTAGCTCATTTCCTTGCCATTATAGGTAACAGTTTTGCTGGCATATTCGTTCAGCATCTCTTTATCGTAAGCATTTTTTGAAATGCCCTCAAAAAAAACGTAGTGGCTGTGGCGGCAATTTATTCCGTATAGCCCTGTAACGGTTCCGTAGCCGGTAATTTCGTAGAAATTGGGATACCCCTGCCCAGTACGCGAGAACACGCGTCCCTGCCACATCTCGTGGTTCTCAGGAGTACCGCCTTTATTTCGCGCTCCCAGGTGAGCGGAAGTCTGTACTAGGTCTATACCCATGTCATCGCATCGTTTTTCGGTGAGCTGCCCGCACGTGGAATTTACGCCGGTCAACACCGTGCGCCTGACTGCCACATCCAACTTATCCTGCCTGCCGCTTGCGTAATTGATGACCGATAACCCTGTATTTGCCAGCTCCTTTACCGCCGCCCGGATTGCCTGATCATACGAAAACGCTCCACTTACTACCTGCATATAGGCCAGGTCAGACGCTTCTATAAACGCATTCTGACCGGTTATGGCGGTTGTCAGAGTTAGGTTTCTAAGAATACCAGAGGTCTTTTGATAACCCGCTTTAAGTACATTGGTCATTGCGGGTGACAGGTTGAGTGGAACAGGTTCAAAGCCGGCTGCCTTGTAAATTGCGTCATCAAAAGCCATGGCCTTAACACCGGCCTTTTCAAATATTTTTTTTAGTTCCCGTTCAGACTTTCCAGTTAGGTCAGATAGTTTTTTTAGAATTTCATCATACAATGCGCCGGATTCTGACAGACGTTGTACCTGCCACGCAGCAGACGCGTAGGATATACCAGCCAACCGCTTAGCAATGTCATTGATCACAGACTGCTGGTAGCGTTCGTAGAGTTCCAAAACAGTCGATGGCAGAACATCAAGATAATCAGATGTCAGCATAAGTTATTTTTTCTTGCGTTTCAATCCCGCCGCTTCCCGCATGCTATCCTCAACATTGGCATAAAGTGCAGATAAGTATTTCTTTGCATCGCTTTCACTGGAATAGCATTTTAAAACTTTATTATCTGTTTTCTTTACCACACAAAATTTATTATTTTGTTTTATGATTTTCCACGGCATATCATTCCTCATTCTCAAAGAAAGCTTCTTGCCCAGCTTTTACTTCGGCAATTTTCGCCTTGGCCGTCTCCTCATCCTCGCCCATGTTGCGCATGCGGAACTCTACCGGCGACATGATACCCTGCTGAACCAGTCTCAAATCCTGCTGGAACGCGGCATCCTTGTCCACGATGACGGAATCGTCAAAGTCATAGGTAACTGTGTACACGCCCTTAGGGGCAAGCTTAGACAGCGTAGCCCAGGTGTCCATTGCATACAGCAGATCGTCTAGTGCCTTTTGTACGGACTTCTGGACATCTACCACGGTCGCATAAGACCGTTGTTTGCTGGTCTTTATCTCTGTGGCTGTTTTTGCTTCCATTTGTGGATCAGATAGCGTTCCATAGGCAAGCCCACAGTTATACTCAATTTTTTTAAGGATGGCGTCAAGACCATTTAGAATATTCTGCTCACGCATAGTCGGCGCCCACTCCTTAAACAAATCCCCTTCCGCACTACCTGTCTCTAATGTGCGATAAAGTCGTTTATTCGGCAAGATAGGCTTACCATCTGTGTCTTTGCCAAACGCCAACACATCAACAAAAATAGCGGCCTTGGTGGCCTCAAATTCCCAGAGCAAATCCGACCATTGTTGATCCGCCTGTTTTATCAGGTCAATGGCACGCGAGTAGCAGGATACGCCCAAGGGGGAGGCCGGATCGATGTTATTAGCCAGAGGATAGCGGAAGTAGGCATACAGGGGTTTATCTATGCCGGTTATGGTGGCCTCCGGCTCCAACCCGTTCCAATCCTCAACCATTGTCAACGGAACCTGGTTGCCCAAAATATCCTTAGTGCTGGAACGATAAGCCATGTTTTTTACAATAACGCCAGCGTCTGTCATTTCATGGGATTCCAGGCGTGTATAGTAATGATCGCCCTGTTTGCGCTGGTCAACGAATACACATGATGTAATGTTGCCGTTTGCGTCAAAATTAATTGGGAAAAACTGATCGGCTTGAACGAAATCAACGTTAATATCCTTGCCGTCCACATAAGGTTTAAATACCAAACCACCTTTAGCCGCTCCATACTCAATCACATCTCTAAGTTTATCGCTAACCTTCTTAAACTGCGCCGCCAGATAGTCGGCGCGTTGCGACCCCTCGATGGTGATGTCAAGCTCCAACGTTACCAGGCGAGATATTTCCCCCGCTACTGCCGCCGGAAGGTTGAGTGACTTTACATACTCGGTAAGCCATGGCGCGTCATTGACGTACATCCTTGACCACAGCTCTAATGCCGTTACCATCGGGTCGCTAATGGCAATATCCGAACCAATGGCCTGTTTTATCGACTGTTTATTTAACATTTTTCTCACCCATTCCCGAATCCAGTTAATCATTTTCGCAAACATTACTGTCCCCTCCGCCGCCAGATCATGTTAGTGGCATATCTCGTTGCATCGATGGCGTGGTTGTCTTTGTCAGGATACTCAGAGATATACTCACCATCCTTAGTTTGCTCGTACTCGTAATTTAAAAACTCCTCAGCGGTGTGCTGGCAGCGTTGGTTATCGATAATGATTGCCTTGAGAGATTGCAACCACTTGATCGAGTAACGCACACTATCCGGTCCCTTCTCTGCACCCCTGGCAGCCGCGCCGTACTCGCGCAAATCGGCAATCGATTTTGGCTCGGCGCTATCACATATCAGCGTATCACTTGACCTTAGTCCGGCGGAAGTCATTAGATCGTATATCCTCCGGTTAGAGGCTTTCCACGCCCGCACCTCGCCATAAATATACAGCGTCAATCGTGCCGCATCATAATGGCAACGGACATAGTGTGCCGGATCAGGATAATATCCAAAATCGAGACCGTGCAGGACATGATCGAAGCCACCAATTTTATTTCCGCGACCGTCATCCTTGCCGTAAATTTCCTCGTCCATGATTCTGCGCAGCTGCACATTTTCGAACACCAACCCACCAATGCCAATAGACTCTCCCAGATACTCATGTCTATAAGCGTCTGGATTAATTTCCTTAAGAAACTCCGCCTCGTCTAAAAACGCCTTGCCCAACCACTCAGGCGGCACCTGTAGATAGGTGGAGCGGTGGATTAGCCGGTGATCATTCGGTATCTGCATGTCTTTGACCGCCCAGTTATTACGAGAGCGCGGGGGGTTGAGCACTTTGATTTGGATGGCATGATCACCGCCGCGAATGGCAGACTGCACAATGGAGCGCACGGCGGCGGTGCCTCTAAACTGGTCGAGCTCCTCAAACAACAAAATACCTATATATCCAAACGGTGGCTTAATAGATTTTATTTTTAGCGGATCATCTCCACCGCGAAAGTAGATTTTTTGACCGGTTGGTTTGTAAGTGATCTCCAATGGATTTGTCGTGCATTTAAATTTACCTTCCAGCTCCGGATAGAAGCCCGTGATGTAATCGACCGCCCAAACCAGCTGATTGTATACGCTATCACGCAATGTGTCCTTGACCTGGCGCAGTGCCAACGCATGTACCTGTGGATTATTGAGTAGCTGCTCAATGGTCACGAGAGACGCAAACGAGGATTTAGTCGATCCGCGCCCGCCGGAGAGGATATACTCGTTATGACCGCCAGCCCAGATATCACGATAAATAGGATAAAAATTATCTGATATAGAATCGGCTGGGAGTTTGTATATCGTCCTGGTTGAATCGTCGCCCTCATCTGCCAGAGGCAAATCCAGCCCGAGCAATTTCGCCCTCCGCTCCATTATTTTAATGCATCTGTCTATCGCGCCCTGGTTGCCGCGCTCTGCCTGACTATACATCTGCTCAAACAAAGCGTCCAACCGCTGCAGCTCCAGCGTGCGCAGTTGACCGGCATCCTCCATAACCTGAGTTCTCAGTCTGCCAAGCGCGCGCATGACCGCCTTATACGCTCCTGGCTTGGTTATCCCCAATCTCTCCGCGATAGCATCATAGGTATAGCCGGCCATGCGCAACGCCATACCCTGTCGTTCGCGTTCCAAGGCGGTTAGTTTTTTTACGCTCGCTTTGCTGTCACCCATGTATACCGTCTATGTGTTTACCGCTGTTTTAAACTCGTCATCATCATATATCACGACTCGCAGGTATCTACCGCGCAGGTCGTGCATGGTAGATAGTATCTGTCCCTCGGTCTCCGGCAAATCCAGCTCGACGCGGATACCACCATCGACCATGGTTTTAACTCGGCACACAGTCGCCGGAAAATCGACTAGACTATCCATGCTCTACACGTATCTCCACATCATCCCCATCCTGATCCTGGACTGTACAACGCACGCTATCAACCGGCGGTACGTATGTACCGTACTCACAGTTATGTCCCTCACACATGTGATATGTTTTGCCACACTCTGGACATACGACATAGGGATCGTTAGTCATGATACCTTTGCCCCGCCCGACGAGGAGAACGACGGGCGGGGACTTGAGAGGAGAAATGATTATTTTTGTGGACTCAGGGCAAACGATGCCTGGTTAGCGATCATAGCTGCCACAAATGCGCGCACCACCTGCACCCAGCCATCAGTAGCGGAGCACATACCAGCCAGGTCAGGAGCAAATTTAATCAACACTCCGCCGCAATCCAGCGCGTACATGCCACCGGCAACCAGCGCCAGCATACCCAGCATAATGAGTCTCTTTTTGTCGCCTACTAACCCTCCATACCAACTGGACAGTCCAGGCAGGTAGGAAAACAACAGCGACAGGATAACACCGGCAACACTCGATATTAGATCAGCAGTCATATATAGCTCCTTTTCTGTTTATTATACCACGTGTATACAAATCTGCAAGCAATCATCTGATTAATGGCTACTATCAGTTAAGAAGAATGTCATATAAAAAACATGACATTTTACTTATATTGCCCCTTGACAAACCCAGCGGTAGGTACTATACTATAGACATCAAATACAAAAAAACAGGAGAAATGAGATGGAGATAGCACTTTTTCACAAGCATTTTGACGAAGAGTGGCTCACACATGTAAAAACCCAAATGTTAGAATTAGGGGCGCCTGAAATAAAGTGCATATGGAGCGAGATATATGGTATGTGGCTAGCAATTGAGGGATGCCATAGGCTACGGGCAGCAAAAGAGTTGGGAATCACACCCATTATTATTGACATCACTAATGACGAGACAACCATCCAACAAATCGATGGAATCGATACAGTCGTAAATGTCGCGGAACTTGCGCAAGAGCTTAACGATGATGCGTGGAAATCGGAAATATTATCCTTTGATGATTAACGTCGAAACGCTCCACTCGGAGCGTCCTGGCGAGGTTGACCACTTGCCGGCTGATGAGACAAGGTCAAATAAAAGGAGATAAAAATGAAAACAAAATTAACTCCAGAGCAAGCGGCAGCGATCGAAAAATCAAAAAATGAACTCATTGATAAAATTATCGCAACCCAGGATGTTATGCGTGAGTATCCTCTCCGCGAGGATGGTACCAGAGATTTTGGCGCACAGTTAATAGAGCGCCCAGTCAGTCGCGATGACATTACCTACCTAGTTAACAAATACTACGAGTATCGCATTGACGATCACATGTCTCATGACGATGCAGCCAGACAGACATATGCTTGCTGCTACAAAAAAAGCGACATAGGTTACAACCCGCACGCACGGATCGCGGAATTAAAAAATCAAAATAAATAAAGGAGACTGAAATGAATGCAAAGGAAATTATGGAAAAGAATGAGCAGGCATTAATGGACTGGTTTATTTGTGGGGTTGACGGATCACATTGGGACGGGTTATCTCACCAGCTCTATCTCGATCTGGACGATAACAGTATCTATCAACTCACTGAGGCATCCGATCAGACCTGGCATCAACGCGATGACGGATCATTAATACAGATAGACCATCACTGCGGATATGGGGATATACCAGATGAGGAGTTGTACACAGATGGTTGTAGCATCTATGACTACGGATACCAAGACTATTTAGATGATATTGAGCAGTCTATTAGCGAGGCTATCAACCAATAATTTTCATCCCTGCCGGCGGGGATTGTACACCGGCAAAGGAGACGAAAATGAAAAAAATATATTTTAGAAGCGTTATCGGTGGTGGTCTAACCATAAAACAGCTTGTTTTTTCGCTGTTTGTACTAAGTTACACCGACAACCGTAGCCTGGCTAACGGGAGAGCAGGAAAAAGTATCACTGTAAGCAAAAGATGTTTTACAAATCTATAAATTTTGGAAAGGAGAAAAATGAATTATGAAATTGAAAGCAAAGAATATATAATCCAGCACACAAAAAGAGGTTGGAGAGCAATCAGTTGGCATCCTCACTATATTATGACAGATTTTGTGAAATCGAAAGAACGGGCGATAATAGAGGGCGATGATGCCATAAAAAAATATTATGAGGAGAAAAAATGAACACGAAATCTTTAGAAACCGCGATTGACTGCATGATAGAAAAATTGCATGGCTGGAACGAGGACGCCGTCATCTACCGGAACGATGATGGCTCATATACATGTGATCCTCGCTCAACCTACGAGAGTGTCGCCCGTGAGCATGAGGTTGTAGAGATATATACATGCCATGATCTGGATGATATCTTTCCAGGTTTTGGTACAGAACAGGACGATGCTAAGTGGTTACTCGAGCAGATTGCCATATCTAATGCGGCGTCAATTTTGGGCTCCATCAAATCGGAGCGAAAAGCAGCCGCTTCCAGAAAAAATGGCAAACTCGGGGGAAGACCAAAGAAAACTGCTACTTGACAATATACCTAGCGGGTACTATAATGATATAAACGAATGGAGGTCAAATATGCCAAAATTACACATAGAGTTATCAGACACATTGCACGCACAGTTAGTAGAGCGTGCAAAGAAAAATAAAAGATTTCTCAAGGATGAAGTTATTGACATCCTGGAACACGCAATGGAAACCGTATTGATCCCGATCGTTGGGAAAATTGACCCAAGCGGAAATATCATTTTGGACAGTTATTGGAAAAAGCCAGATGATAAAAAAATTAAATGCACGGCGGAACGACATTGGGAACAGGACCTCCCGCGTTGGGAAGGTGTAATCACTAAACCCGATGGCGAGAAAATCAGCACCGGATTACTGAGAGTAAACAAAGACGGTGCAATTTTGGATGCCGAACGAATGGCGGAAGAATTGGAAAACGGGGTAACCGGCAGATAGGATAAAAAGGAGGAGAAATGACAGGAAAAACAATGCTTGCTGTACAAAAATCGCACGGTGCACGTTGCCCGGAATGCTGGACAGTGTGCGAGATACACAATTTTTCCACTGGTGGATACCGGTTTATCGCCGGTGAGGGTGCAGAAGATAATATTGCCGAGGACTTGCGCTGTTACTGTCCGAACTGCAAAATGTACGTTGAAAATCCCATCATGGAAGCGGAACCGTTTGATGATGTCTTTGAGGTTCCGTTCTAGGAGTTATAAAAATGGTTGATTGGGTAGCACGCGATATGGCTATGCGGAAAGAGCACATCAGATTTTACGCCAGAGAACTGTGTATGGTCCTGGGTGAAAATGAATTACTGAACCAGATCAAGCAAAACTTCGGCGGATTTCCAAAAGACTCATTGGAATTACACAATTTTCTGGCTGATCTGTATAGAAAAAATATTGGAGGAAAAAATGGAAGAAATAAATGAGATTGTAGAAAAAGAAGAAAAACAGGAAACGGCAATAATTGAGCATGGGATAATCCACTCAATTGACGATATGAATAGCATTGCTAGTATCATGTATCAATCTGGATTATTTGACGATATCAAATCCACGGCACAAGCGTTTGTAAAAATTATGGCTGGGCAAGAATTGGGGATTGGTGCATTTGCCTCCATGCGAAATATTTACATCATTAACGGGCAAACAACATTGTCTGCTGGATTAATGGCATCCAAAATTAAGGCACATCCAAAATATGACTATAGGATAAAACATCTTGACAAGCAAGGATGTATCATTTCGTTTTATGAAATAAAAAACGACAAACCAGAACACTTAGGAGATAGCTCTTTCGATGAGAGTGATGCTCAGGACGCTGGATTACTTTACAAAAGTAACTGGAAATCATATAAGAGAAATATGTATTTTTCTCGTGCATTGTCAAACGGAGTGCGATTTTATTGCCCTGATATTTTTTATGGAACGTCCGTGTATACTCCAGAGGAAATTAATCCGGATTGGGTGATAGATGAGAGTTTTATTATTAGCGAAAACGAACTCAATAAAAAATCAGACAGTGAAAACAAACCAGATCAAAAACCAATCGGCAACAAACGACCCTATGACCCCATAGAGCTGAAAGCGCAAATACAAAAATTTGAAAAAATATATAACAAAAACTGGGATGCAGAAACTCTGGAGAAAAAACGCACATCCGTTGTTATTAATCTTGAAACCTGCTATGCCGGAAATGGAGCAGATATGAAACGCCATGAAGCCATGCTATATCTGGTTGGCGTTGCACATAAAAATGAACTGACCGCACCGCAAACATATGCGCTGTTGAGATGGTTAGCTCCCAGCCAGGATAGCGGCGGGGCATGGGCTCCAGATCCGATGGCAGTGAGAGAGGCGCAAACACTGCTGACCTATGCTCGCAAAGAAAATGGGCAAGAAGAACTACTTGAAGGAGAGACAGAATGAAAGTGATGAAAGATGGTGATTCGGTCGCAGTTGTAAAAGATGATTTTGAAAATTTTCAAGTTAGTCCATCAGTATGGTTTGATGCCGATAGCGAGGCTGGGAAGATATTGTTAAAAGATGGTGTTTTGGGATTACCTCTTGGTGAATTGCGAAACATAATGTTTAAGCTAAAGGAGAACAAAAATTAATGTTTGCAGGAAAGAGGGCGCACCAACAGTAAGAATTGCAAAGGTATAACCGGAGCATTTTCTTCTCCTTTGAAAATGGGTGGCGGCTTTACCACCACCCAAAAGGGAGAGCCACAAATAAACAGGAGATAAAAATGTGCAATGGATTTGGCGGATTTTACCACAGAAACGGAACAGTATTTTTTATTGAACCGAATGAAACCGGAAACATCTCTCATTACGATGTATTAGAGAGGATGCCGGCACAATTTAAAAACAATGATGACCTTGTGGCATTCGAATTTCCCACATGGACGATAAAATCGTTTGTTTGGGATCATCCAGGCACTGTTCCAGATTGGGCGGATAAAGATAAGTGTATTCAGACTTTTAACCTGGTGAAACCTGTTTGGCTGGAGTACCGAAAAGCGCGCGAGCAGGCACATGTGGAGTATGATAAGATGTGTAATCAGGCCCTGGCGGAGTGCATGATGGCGTGCGAGCAGGCATTTGCAGAGTACAAGACGGTGTGTGATCAGGTATATTTTGATTATGAGAAAGCACGTGATCAGGCATGGGCCGAGTATGAGAAAGTGCGCGAACTGGCCCGGGCGGACATGATAAATAATCTCTCTGAAATAGAGGGATATTTGAAAGAAATCCAGCGGTTATGAGAAGAGTAATTTATCGAAAACAAGGATAAACGAGATGAGAAAAACAAGTTATTTATTTTGGATATTGAACACAGAAGTGAAAAGCGCATTAGATGGAGTTCCGGATTATAAATCAACCAGGCCCGATTGTGTGCCACGAATATACTGCAAAGATGGAGAAAGCGTATCAATCCAAGCAGGAGAGTATTTATATTGTTCTCCGAGAAGCAATTTCACGGGATGGTTCAAGATTGAGGCTGGATTCCCGTCATGTGTACCGCCAATAGAATGGAAAGAGTATTCTGAGAAATGGGATATATCGACTATGGAAAGATTAGATAGATTTATTCGCGGTATACGATTTGCAGTTAAGTTAGACATTAGGTATGGAAAAAAAGGCGTCAAATTACAACGATTTATTAGAGGATTCCGGCGTGGTTTTAAAATGGGAATAGTTATATTATTTAAAAAACAGGCTTGTAATACAATTTATGCCTATATGCCAGTAAATCTAGTGGAATTATTTATCAAACAACATGGCGGAGAAGATACAAAAAAGTGCTTCAAAGAGTTAAATAAATACAAAGATAGGAAATAAAATGTACACAAAAACTGATTTTGAGGAACCGCGCGATCCTATCCCACACCTGGTCGGGAGAGATGTCTATTACACCTGCCCAGAATGTGGAGGGGTATTGTCGTATGAGGATGAGGTAGGCAGACTAGCATGTGCAGATTGTGATTATGGATGGAGGAAAAGAGATGATAGAGATGATATCAATAGATGATTTCTGCAAAGATTTTTGCTCTGATAAAGCTACTGGAAAATGTAAATTGACCAATGGTGAAATTTTTTATTTTATTCATAATTATGGCGAAAGTAATTTCTTTTTAGATTTGCGAGATGCATTAATAAGAAAATTTGGGGAAGTAAATAATGAATTTTATCATACTTATTTTTCTATGACCTATATTTACTTTAGAGCAAAAGATTATTTTTACCAACATTAATTATGTGATTGGAGGAAAAATGAAACGGACTAAAGAATGGTGGGCTGCACTCACAAAAGAGGAACGAGCTGAATTGGTATGGCTTGAGAAATCTCCACATAGCACCAGAAGCTGGTATTTGCCAGATGATTGTTCTGAGTGCAGTGGATGCGAAAATCCACAGATGGGAAGTGGATTATGCCAGGATTGCTCCGATCGTCTGGATGAATTGATTAACAAGGCAGATGAGGCGATTGACAATGCAACCAGAAATAATTGAGATACAATCCGTCAACGAATTGCCGGTGAATGTAGAATTTGTACTTTATGAACCACCGTTTCAGGGGAATGAGATTCAGGAGATCGTTAGTTCATTCACGCGCAAATATGGACACGAACCGCAAACGATATATCAACTCGGAAAACAATGGTTCGTCGTGAAATGATTAGCGAAGAAGTGCTGAAAAAATTAGCAGATGGGGTTGATATGAACTATCAGGATAAAGTTGTATTGGGAG